GTTTGCAGCGCAGCGTCTTCCAGCTTCGGCACACCGATGGCGACGATCACCGCCTTGGCCTTGGTGTAGATCGCCTGACAGGCCTTGGTGATCGCCGAATCGGCGCCGAAGGCGGCAATGGCTTCACGCTCGGTGGTGATCAACTTCAGCTCGCCGGCCAGCGCCGTACCGCCGCCGAGGATGCCCGGGGCGAAGGTGTCGCACAGTCCGATAATGGAAGACGACGGCAAGGAAATGGTGCGCGCGCCGGTCTTGATATCGGTGGTCGTAACGCCGTGAAAGAAACTCATAAAGCTCAATCTCCAGAAACGAAAAAGCCCCGCATAAGCGAGGCTGTGAGGGATGTTCGTGTTACGCGTAACGGAAAAGAAAACGCCCCGTCAGTGCGGGGCGTTTATTGCAGCGAACCGGCCAACCAGGGCGGAGCCACCGGACGGTGCTCAATCAACGGAAAATCGCCCACTTCCGGCCAGTTGCGCAATAACTGGCGGTACGCCTGCACCTCGCTGTATTGGACCTGCGTGAGCGTGGTGGTGCCCCCGCCCTCCTGCTCGTCGCGTTGCCGCGACACGACTCCATCGGTGACCAGCAAACGCTCGTCACGCCATTGCCGCTCAATGGCGGCCAACACCTCAGCCGAGGCCGGAGCCGGATCGATTAACACCGGACCATCGTCAGGACTGAAGTCGATCAACTTACCTTCGGACTGCCCCGCTAACAGATAACTTCGCTGCGCTAACGTGATGGGTATCGCGTCATAAGGAATAGTCTCGTTGATAGAGTCGTCATAAAAACCACCCAGTGATTTACTTGAGAACAGCCCCATACATATCACCTACGTTAATTATCGAGTGTCCGCGTTAGTTACCGACTGCAAACCAAGCGACATGAATGGTTGATGACGTGTAATAGGAACGCAGGGAGAAAGTGGACAAGCTCAATGGCAACAATGTTGCAATAGGATAGGAAGGTACGTTAGCGACGTTATCCGTAATCGTTGTATACCCATGAAAGAAGTTATTAGGGAAGGCGACCGGAAGCGCAAGCGTGCTGGTTGAGTTGATAGCGCACTGGTAGGAACCCCACTGAATGATCAGGCCGCTCGGCAGCTTCTGGTAACCATTGGCAGAAAAGAGCGAGCCAAAGGCAGCAGCATATTTAAGCTGTGCAGATCCACCCACGGCGTACCAATTAGCGCCATCCGACTCAACCGTCAGGCTATCACCTTGCCCTAGCGTAATATTTGATGAGTTTTGGCTACCATTGAAATAAACCAACTGACCTAGTTGCGTAGCGATGAAACTCGGCTGGCTGGCAAACATAACAATCGGCAGCTTCGTACCCGATGGAACTGCGGCGGCTGATGGAAGCGTCACCGTATAGTTGCCACCCGCCCCGACATAAATGAGCTTCCCGGCATGGCTGGCATTAAGCGTGGTAACGCCGACCAGGATAGCAATGCCTGAATCATTCCCAAGCGCCCGCTGCACAAACTCCGTTGTAGCGTGTTTCTGGGTGTTATCGAACTGCGGGGGCGTTGTCCAGTTTGGGCCAGACATAACGGCGGCATATTTGAGCGCAATAGAGCCGCCACGCAAACGCCATTCGCCCGTTACTTTGATGAAATAAGCGCTATCCCCTGCGCCTAGGACGATCGGCACAACGATGCCGTTTTGCGCGGTCAGCACATCACCGCCAGAAGCCAAAACAGTGACAGCACCACCGCCACCAGCATTCGCCACTTCAAGTGTCGCCCCGAGCGGCACATCCGCCGTGGGTGGCAAGGTCACATTGATCGGCGTTGCCGAGGACGCACTAACCACACCGCCGATACTTGAGCTGGTTAGAACCGTACTGACCCCAACCGAGTTCAGGTTTGAATATTCAACCCCCACCCGCTTCAGAAACGCCGAGTTGATCAGCAGCTGAGAGCTGTCGAACTGAGCCGGCGTGTTCGCCGTGGGACTGATCAGGGCCGGCGAGTTGATCGGGGCAAAGCCCTGCGTCACGTTCTGGAACGTCAGCGGGGTGGTGCCCAGGACAATCACCCCATCCGTGACCAGTTGCCAACGGGTGTCGGCCAACGTCGCGCCTTGCTCAACCGAGACCAGCAGCGCCGAGGTCACTTCGGCATTGGTGTCGGCATCCGGCGCCCGCGTCCAGGCAGGCGCAGCGGCGATCCAAATGCCATTATCCTTGGCCACCGTCTGGTTTTTCACCAGCACCCGAGCACCCTCCGGCACCGACACGCCGTCGATCACCTGAAGGCCGGCCAGCGCGATGTTGGCCGTGGTGGCCACCAACACCGATTGCTTGCTGTCGAGCTTGTACAGCTCCTCCATAATCTTTGTATCAACGTACGCGCGAGTCGCCAGCACCACAGACGGGTCGATCTTCAGCTGAATATTGGCCGTGCTGCTGGTGATGATGTGCATCCGCACCACCTGGTTGCGCCCGGAGTTCTGAGCCAGTTGCGGCTTGTAACTCGGAGCCACATTGGATACCGCAGAGAAAACGCCATCCTTGTCTTCGAGCGCCAATTCACGGACCCACCAACCACCGACATCGGGTGGCAACACCAACTCGGCTACAAGTACGTTGTTGTCAGTCGGTGATACGTAAAGCTGGTTCAGTTGGGCGCGATAGACCTGATTAACTAGCTTCGTCTGTGAAGGATCGGGAACTGGGTCAGTCCCATTGGCATCGCCGATCAGCATGAAACGTGGTTCCCAGGGAATGCCCAGGGCGTCGCAATTGGTTTTCTTGGCGGCGCCAAGCAAGGTCAGCATGCCGCCGAATATGGTGTTCTTATCAACCATGAGGGTACACATCCATTTCATCGAGAATGTAATGACTAACGCCGGTATAGCCCTGAACCACCACGTCGATATCCGGGTTACTCCAGGGGTAAACGTCAATTTCGTCGCCGTCGTAAACAGCGACACCCACGCAAGCATCGATGTGGCTTTCAAGAACAATGTCCAACCCCACCAAGTGCCGGGTGACGGGCTTAGCGTCGTCGATCAGGCGCTCCAGCTCCTGATACATTTCCTCGGTGATCCCGGTATCGAGAACGCCGACCTTCAGCGCAAAGGTGCCCGGCACGCCCGGCGGTACGGTGTTGAACCACTCGATTATTTCGATCAGGTAGCCCAGGGGCTCGACCACCCGGCGCAGCGCGCCGATGGTCCCTTTGTGGGCATGGATGTAGTAAGAGGCCTTAATGGCGGCGCGCTTGGTCGCCTCGGTCCATCGGTAGTCCCAGCGATCCACCGACCACGCCCACGCCAGATGCGGCAGCAGATGCACCGGACAGGTATCGGCGTTGTAGAGGTCGCGCAGCGGGACAATCGTTTTCTCGAAAAACGTCGCCTCCATGGCCCGTTCCAGTTGCGTGCTGTTGATCGGCAGTAGGCTTTTCATATCAGCCCGCCAGCGTCACGGTGTAGCCCGTACAGAACGCTGCCTGAGCCTTGGTCGGGGCCAAATCCTGCCAGCCGACCAGCTCAACCCGAGAAACGCCGGCAACGTGTAACTGAGCATCAACACCGGAGCGCGCGACCTCGATGCCCAGCCGCTTGCGCGGATTGATCCAGCCCGCCAATCGGCTTTTGGCCTCGGCCAAACTGGCATCCGCTTCGGGGCCGGCGCTGACCATGTGCAGAATCGCGTTAATTTGATAAGGGATCACCTGGGCGCTCTGCACCGTCACCCGATCACACACCGGCCGTACGTCGTCATCATTCAGCGCGGCGGCCACCGTGGCCAGCAGCTCCGGCGGCGCCACGCCCTGCCCGTCCAACCCCAACACTGTTACCGTAACGAAACACGGCGCCGGGCTTTCGGCGGTGGCATCCGCCACCAACCCCGAGGAGTTACGCGCATGCAGGATGTAGCTGTTACGTGGGCCGGCCGTGGTCAACCCTTCATAGGCCAACTGGATACGCTCGCGAAACGGGTCGTCTTCCTCCTTGACCTCCGGCACCGGTGGCACCGCCAGCAGATCCTCGGTTTGAATGACCAGGCGCTTCAGATTGACGTTGGCCCCCAGGTGATCAAGGTCGCCCTTTATGGCATGTGCCAGCAATAACGCTTTGCAGGCGTCATTGACCCGGGCGCGGTTGCCGACCTTGATGTACGCA